GAAAAGCGCACGTTGCGCCAACCATCCCGACCTTAGTGTTCCGGCCCCAATAGTTCGGGGTTCGGAGACGACTAAGAGTTTTATGTATCCATACTTCTTCAAAGACTTCTGAAGAAGAGCTCCTCTGTGTTAGCCAGTTTATCAGACCTAGAGTCTGAGGAAACTCAACCGGAATCACTTGGGGGATCAGCCGCTTGCGCGGCTCGTCCCCTGTGACCAAGGAAGAATCGTCCTCAGGATCAATACCTCCCCACAATTTCTGCGGGATGATATTGCGCCACTTCAAATGGAATGAGAGAATCTCCGGTGAAAGTATACACCGAAGTATCCTCGAGTCCCACATCAGTAGGCGATTAAGTATTCTGATTACGTCCGTTTTGGAACGTACTGGTCCCCACAAGTAAAATGGGGTCACTTCGATACCGCTGTCATAGTGCCTTCCGCAACTTTCACGAAAGGAACCTGACCATGCCGACTTCTTAGTATTAATCTTGAAGCCGTAAAACGCGAAGACCTTTACAAGTCTCCGCGCAGCGGTTGACGGGGCGATTATATCGTCCCCGTATACGGAAATCTTCCCTTTAAGCCCTGATAACCAACATACTGCGCGTACTATTGCGTAGAATATCAGTGTTTCAAGTTCAAAGGTGAAGCCATTCCCCATGCTTGAGAACATCTGCAAATGATGGAGTTCACCATCGACAGACGTTTCGTGCACCCTAAGATCATCAAGGAGCGACCACCATTCTACAGGTAGAAACTCCATGACTAAGCATTGCGATATAGAATCGCTAGCTGCAGAGAGATCGATCGTAGCCAAACCGCTTTTAACGGCGATTCGGGCAAGATTCTGATTTACGGACTGATCACGAAGATCAATGCCAACTCTCTGTCTTAGACGGGAACGGATATGCTTTCCAACACTACGTTGGAGCAACATATTGATCTCCGGCTCTTTACAGGCCGGTCGATCTATTTCCGCGTTCTTTGGTACAGTAAATAGCACGCTATACTCTTGAGTCATCGTCT